GTTTACCATCAGGCCGAGTTTGTACATATATGTCTCTATCCATATCTTTGTGTTTGAATAGGAAATCTTTTTTTGCTCTTGTTGAGGAGGGTTTTTTTAATTCTAAATCTGTATCTTTGGCAATAACTTCATTTGCCATAGTAGTGAATGCAATTCTTTTACTAGCAGGCATAACGATCTGTACACCAATTCGTTTTCCTGTAGTTTTATTTGGTCTTGAGTCTTTACTAATTTCCCCGTCTACAGAACTAATATTATCATCTATTTCAGATACAAGTTTAACAGCAAACTGCTCATCATTGCCACCCTTAAACTCTAAAGCTTCAGACAAGAAGTCTGAAATTTTATTGATAGGAGTTACCTTATTTTCTAGAGCAGGATTCTTAACTTGCTTTACTATTCCGCGTAAGTTCATCAATTTCTCCATTGGCACAAATCTTTAATAGTATTTATATAACAGAGAAACTGATGAATGTCAAGAGACTTATCAAATTTTAAAGTCTTTTATTGCAGAAAACTTGTCAGTCTTGTTTCCAAAGTTTGATTTATCAAAGACAGGTTCATCTTGGCCACTATCGACAATATCATCCTGTGCGTTTACTTCAGCATCAAACAGTCTCATCTTAGAACGATCAATACCCAATACAAATCTTTTGTTGGTAGTTGGATCATTATATCTGTTCTTCAACTGTTTAACTACTATTTGGTTAAGTTCTTCAAGCTCTTCATTACTAATAAGGGCAAACATAAAATCGGCAGTCGCTGGGAGGCCGAATGATTCAGATGTGTCCTCAAGGCCGATGTCGCTTGAGGTAAATCCACCCCTCGTAGTTTGCGTAGCTGACATGATGGGAACATTACATTCAACGGCCAATCCTCGCAACTCTTCTGCAACGCTTTTAATATAACTGTATGAGTTAACATTTTGAGCTCCCTTAAACCTACTAGATGCACATATATTTAGATAGTCAATAAAAATGATATCTGGTTTAAATGACTTCTTGATTGCAAGTTCTTTGATTAATCCTCTGAAGTGTGCAGAGTGTGCTGATGCTGTAGGATATTCTTTGACAATTAACTTACCAGAAGTTTTCTTAATGATCTTTGCAATCTTATCATCAAACATCTTCTTTGGTAAATCATGCAAGTCTTCCATAGAGACATTCATTAGGTTTGCATCAATACGTTCTGCAATACGTTCCTCAGCCATCTCCAGAGTGATGTACAACACATTCTTACCCTGAGATAGAGAACTAGCAGCCATGTGACACATAAACAAACTCTTACCAACACCTGTACCAGCAAGTGCGATATTCAAAGTTTTAGTTGGAAGACCACCCTTTGTAATCTTATTGAAAAACTCTAGATCGAAAGGAACACGTTCCTCTACCCTATGGTAAAAGTCAAATCTTGAATCTGAATCCTGTAGGTAATCGTGACCTACAGCATTATCGAAAGAAACAGCCAATGCATCAGTAAGAATACTTGGAATAGAATCTGGAGTTCTGTCCTTGTCTTTTCCATCAATGATAGATATGCCATCCACAATTGCATTATATATTGCTTTGTCTTTACAAAACTTTTCAGTTGTATCTAACAACCATTCCATATCAACATCTGTACTATCTAGTGTCTGTATGATTTCTACAATCTTAGAGTGTTCGTTTTCAGTTAAATCTTTTCTTTGTTCAACCTCAATCTCTAAAGATATTTTTGTGGGAATCTTTCTATACTTATCTACAAAGCTATTGATTTCATCAAAAATAATTCTTTCTTCTTTTACTGTAAAATATGCAGACTTAATGAAAGGTAAAACTTTTCTACAGTACTCTTCATTAGCTACTAAATTGCTCAGGGTCGTCCGCTCTATTGTCTGGTTCAATACTACCATCCTCTGCTTGTGCTATAATGACATGATAAAGTATGTCACCAATTAATTTATGAAACTTTTTTCCTTCTAGAATCTCTTTAGAAACTCCATTAGTGTCTAGTATATCATACTCGAACTTTAAGTTCAAGTGCTTATTTGCATTTAATGTTGATTCATCAGGAAGTGTAACTTGTCCATACTTATAGACAACTCCATTATATTCTGTTTTTTCTGTCAATCCAATACAAGTTTGATTTGGAATGTTTTCACTTTCTAAGAACACAAATTTTTCTGTAATTGGGTCTTTTAAAAGTTGTGCTTTAGTTGGTAACTCCGTTGGTATAATCTTCTTTTCGATAGGTTTACCTTGTGAATTTAAAAGTTTAGACATAGTGTAAATAACTCCCTATAATATATTTTGGTTTGTCTATTGGCTTTTCACCAGCATGAAGCCATGGCCACATTGGTGGAAATATTAAACAAGAACCCTTTTTACAATCAGATGATATATCATGTTGTGGGAATGATGTACTTCCTTTTTCATTATCATCTAGGTATAAAAAGAATACTAGAAACCTTCTTGCAGATTCGTGACTATTCACATCAACATGATCACCAAATTGGTCAGTTCCATCTGGTAGATATCTTTTCATTCGTAGTGGTTCAAGACTGAATTTTTCAGGCCACATATTACCAACAACTTTACATTCTGTTTTGTATTGATCTACACACCCATGTAGACCATTAACAACAGTTTGGGCATCATCATGCCACTCTTTATGTTTTAATAGTTGTATTTGAGTAAAAGACATTTCGCCTTGCTGATGTTTCTCATATTGATCTGGATTATTTTCAAACCTTTCAATTAAAGAATTACACAACTCTGGTGATAATACATTATCATATCTTCGAATATAATTTTCCATCAATGACTAAAATCTGTCGTTACGACATCCTCAAGCACTTCTTGTTCATCTTCTAAAGGAATATCTACTGTACCATACTTAAATTCTTTACCAGCAGCTGCATCAAGTAATTGCATCACTTCTTCTGTAAAGTATTTTTCTGGATTATTATTAATAGTTTTACCAAACTGTGTAGTACCATCTGGCAATTCAATACGAGTTGACATCTGTTTAAATATACCATACTTGATAGCAAGTTCTAATAATCCATAATACCTATCAAGACCCTTTTCATATGACAGACGAACATCTACCATTTTATTCTCAATAGTCAAACGCGACTTGTGGTTCTTACAGTGAACAATATTACCAACAACCTCTGTACCGTTCTTATCCTTCTTTTTGGATAGGAAGACAATAGATGAAGCTGCATACTTTAGTCCAGAACCACCACCCATCTCTTTAGTTGGGAACATAGAACCCATTGTGTCATATGTGTGATTAGTTACAACCATAGGTACTTTTGCCCGGCCAAGCTTCAAAGTCAATACACGAAATGCAGCCTTTAATACTTGAGCTCGTGTCATGTCTCTAGTTTCTTTACCATCAGTAGTATCTTCAACTTCTTTGGTAGTAGACAACATACCCAATGAATCTAGACACAACATAATTGGTTTACGATCTGATTCTTTCTTTGCAAGATAAATATCCAATATCTTGATTGCCTGTGTACGAAACTCTTGCACAGTTGTTACTGGAATGACAACCATTCGTGTGGGATCAATACCTCTATCAACTACCATCTGTTTTGTAATTGCACTTTCTGATTCAAAGTATAGAACACCAGCGTCTGGATTTTCATCTAGAAACGATTTAACCATACCCATAAGAAAGAATGTCTTACCAGTTGCACTCTCCCCAGCGATAGCTGTAATCTTGTTTGCTGCTAGACCACCATGAATACTACCACTTAACAGAGCATTGAAAATATAGCTCCCAGTGTCAATAAAGGAGTCACAGTCACCTGCCTCAACACCATCACTCACTAGTGCTGCATACTCGTTACCTGTTTGTTTGATAATGTCTTTTAAAAAGTCACTCATTATATATCACCTTCTTTTCTATTCTCTGAACGAAAAGCATCAAACCCGCCTGGATAGCGAGACTCCAACTTCACCGTGTTCATGTCAATTATTTCTTCTATGTTAGTATTTAGGGCCAGGCAAGCTTGGGCAACATACCACAAAATATCACCGAGCTCTTTGCGTAAATGAATAATTCTATCTTCATCCATAGACTTTCCTTGGAACAAACACTTCTTAACTATCTCGTTAAATTCGCCACATTCGCCTGCAAGACCAGTTGCAGCAGTAAGTAACCTTGCTGGATTAACTCCCTGTTCTTCTAATATTTCTAAAGATTCAATCATATCAGGTAAATTCTTAGATTGGTCACTTGTAACTTCATCTACAAAACTTTGATAGTCTTTCAATAAGTCCATTTATATATACTCCACGTTTAATAGTATTCTCATGTCTTCTCCTATTTAATTGCTAACGCACCAACGAAAGCGTGGTTGCGCCAAAATGGTTGAATATCTTTAAACCCAGCATATGAAAGCATATCTATGATTTCTTCCCAAGTATTAGGTTTCATCATATTTCTTAATGTTCTTTCTTTATCCATAATATCATCTGTAGTAAAAGACTTTCTCTTATAATCATAATAGTTAAATGTAATCATATCTTGTACTAATGCACTTTCACATACAGTCTTCTCAGAGAATATAAAAGC